TTGGTGTCCTTTTGGGTCTTCTGCGTGGCTATTCATGCTTTATCGAGTCGTTTGGTGGTGAAAGAAGACCTCGGGAGAGAGTGGCGGTGGAACTCCCATCAAAAAAAACACCGCCTACCTTTTTCTTCGCTAAATCCATCTCCTCTGGAAGTCGATCCTGACGACTAAAGTTACACCGTTTACACGCAGCGACTAGGTTATCGGGATCATCTGAACCGCCCCTAGCTACTGGGATCACGTGGTCGCACGTGTTGGCTTCTTGTCCACACCAATAGCAGATCCAACCATCGCGATTAAGTATCCGAAGCCTAAGCTTCTTCCACTGTGTCGAGTTACTCTTACGCTGTGAGTGTAGAGTCATTAGTAATAGTTCCGTTCTTGATGAAATGCCCAAGCTTTACAGTTCGTAGCGTAACGATTCGTAATGTATTTAAGAGTAGCGTCTATCTGTCTGAATGGATCGAGATCTCTGTAATGCTGCGAGCGCATTTGACCTAGACCGTAATGGCTTCCGTTCTTAGCTGTGTAAGACCATCTGGATTCTTTAGTAATGATTCGATTAAAGCACTGGAACTCTTTGTAATCAAGAATCCTCGAATGTGCGTAAAGCTTTAGATGATCTACAGAATAGTTCTTAGCTGTTGCTTCTGGAATGCTTATTAGTGTAATCAATGCCGCTAAAGCATAGGCGTGGCCTAACAGCTTCATTCGCCTTAGCGAGCTATCCGCCTCAGCGGCTCGCTTAACGCGATGACAGCGTAGCAAGGCTGTCAAGTTTAACAGTGTAATGAGCGTGTTCTTGGGCGTTGCGCACAGCCTGTGGATAACGTCTGTGGATAACTTCATGGCTTACCGCCCCAGCCGTTTCCCTTAAACACAATGCCACCCAACGAATAAACGCGCTTCATCGGGACTGTGCAATTAGGACAGTAAGGATCTCTGGCCAGTGTGTCCTCGATGGATCGCTGGACTTCTAGCTCTTTACTACACACTTCACACCTGTATTCATAAATCGCCATTAGCTTCTCCAATTAGTGCCACTGTCATAGTTGAGCAGACGCAGCACTGGATCGTCTTTACATTATCTGGAAGATTATCGGTAATTACACGAATAAGCTGCTCTGTCTCCTTTTTACACATTCGGCACTTATAGCGCAGCTTGTCCATAATTACTCCCTTTAAGATTCTCGATAGGCTGTAAGTTTTTCTGGTCGATCCACCATGTCGGCTGCTTGGAGTTTTTATACTTAGGCCGCTTAGCCATGGCTACGGGTATCCAGCCCGCTAACCTGTAATTTGGGCTAGTTCCGACGACGAGAATCGCTACGTCCGTCTGGCGATCATTCTCGTAGATTATGAGCTGACCAGAATCGTAGCGCGTCCACTTTACTTCGATGAAGCTTCCTACATCTGCCGTCTTCTTAAACTGTGACGACCTTGGATCGAAGTCAACATAACCTAGATAGCGAGCGACTAAGATCTCGGCGACTATTGATTCGGCTACTTGGGCAACGTAATCGTGAAAGCCTAAAGCTCTGTCGTAGCGGCTGTTATGGTCTGGCTGGCCTTGGATCTGGGCTATTCGTTCCAGAGCTACAGTATGAGCCAAGACCTTATCCTCGATCGTAGGCTTTAACTTCATCTACAGTCACCGCAGAGCCAGATTAACTTCTCTCCAGCTTGTCCCTTTGTATAGCCGAAAGGATCTAACTTCTTTACCTTCGCGCAACCGTCGCACTGTTCGACTTTGTATTCTGCAATAACTTCGCCATTCTCTAGAAGCTTGGCTGTCATGGATTGCGGATAGATTATCTCGATTAAGTCGCTCATCTTTAGACCTGTGGCTTCCACTTGCCATCGCTGGCCAAGACGTACCACAGCGGCGAACACTGTGTCGCCTTAGTCTTCTCGACGCAGAACCAGCCGCCCCAAGCTTTACCCGTCTTGGCTTCGCCCGTCTTAAAGATTCGATGTCCATGGCTGCATTGTGGAGCTTCTGGCATTAGTTCTCCGCCTAGCTGTTTAGCTATCTCGTCCATCGATGATCCAAGGCTGGGAATGCCGCTCTGCTCTGCTTCTTCGGCTGTTTTGTAGCTTGGCAATTCGCCGAACTTCTTAGACCAAGGATCGTAATCGTCTGCCGTTGAGTTAGCTACCTTCGCGCTGACTGTCTCGACCTTCTCCATGTCCTGACGTGTCGGACGTTTATCCGCTCCCAGTAAGAGACCTATGGCTCTTCCGATCGCGGACGTGACAGTATCTTCCACGAAGAACTTTTTCATGTTGACGTTATAAGTCGCCACGTTACCGAATGCGTAATCTGTAGCCGACGGCTGGAGATCCTCGTACTCACGAAAGATCATGGCTTGGATAAGGACGTAACCCTTCTCGGCGTTAAAGTCCACGATGTTCGTCTGGACTCTAGCTGTAGGGTGTGTAGCCCATAGTCGCGCAATTCTGGCGGCGACGTCTTCGTAATTGTCTAAGAAGCTCATTAGCGCACGTCCTTAGCTGCGTGACGTGATACCGCTCGACCGCGCTTAAAGCCTTCGCGCTGGCCTTCTTTGTAACCCACTGAGTAGCTCATCGCTGACCACAATAGCCCAGCTACTAGCATGAAGATAACGATAGATAGTTCGTTCATTTGTTGCTCCCGATACTGGGAACGACGTTCGCGCTCCCGATGTAAAGAGTGAAGCAAGAACGCGCTTAGGTCAAGATTCCCGCGTGGCTGTCGGCGTGTCGAGTGGCTTTGGCTTGGATTTTAGTCCGTTACCCGCAAGAACTCCGCCGAGTGATCCAGTTAGGAAGATCGCTAAAGTCTTTAGAAGATCGATGAATGCTGCGTCGTTCGGAGCTTGATTACCGATCGGCTGGGTCACGAAAATAAGCGCGTAAGTAATGCCAAGGGTCACGATCAAGAAGACCGCCGCTAAGGTCGAACCGATAATAAGAATAAGAGTCGCGTGGACTTCTTCTGGACTACGGCGACGGGCTGGGCTGTGGAGCTTCTTCTCCAAGGACGTCGCTAGTACATGTTCCAGTAGGGACGCACTGTGGCTCTTGGCATTCTGGCTTCGACCAGTTCTCGTATTCTTGGCATTCATAGCGAACCCAACCCTGATAACCACACGCGGAAAGCCCGACCGAAAGGACTAAGGCCAGACTTCCCGCGAGTAGTTTTCGAGTCACTTCCCCTGTAACCCGAAAGCTGAATCTTTTGGATTTAGCCAGCGTAGGACTACGGGCAAAACGGCGGCAAGGCCCGCCATGCCGATCGCCTTGGGATCTGTAACTCCAGCCATGTAAACCGCAATAGCCGCAGCTAAGAAGCTACGCGCCCAGCTTGCTAAGAGAGCTTTTAAGTTTTCCATCTTTCTTCTCCTTAATCTTCGGCTTCGCTGCCGATTGAGTAGGTACTTCGACGACTGGATAATCGCCAGCGTAAGCCACGAACTTAGGACGTCCGAACCCTACGACTTCTTTACCGCTCCCGAATGCTCGCTCTTTAATCATAACCATTCCGCCGTTACGTTGATCGCCAGTTCCCGAAGTGTTACCTTCGATCGTAATAACTGTCTTGGCCTTAACTCCTACGACGATTCCGATGTGCGAAATACGGTCGACTCCATCATGCGGAAAGTCCATGAATGCTAGATCACCGATCTTTGGATCTTCGGTTACAAATCGACTGACTTCTTTAAGCTTATGCGCTCCCGCAGCTGTAGAGACCATCGATGGAAGCTTTACGCCCGCCTCATTAAAGCACCAATTAACGAAAGATCCACACCATGGCAGACCATCAGCCTTAGTAAACTTTCCGAACTTCGTAATGTTCTCTGGCTCTTCGACGTAGCCCACTTCTTTAAGTGCTACTTCGACGACGGCCGCAGCTGTTCCGATTGGATAAGTCATTGGGTCACTTCTTCCACTGGCATTAGATTCATGACTCGCATGAATTTGCCATCGCTATAGCGATCGCCAACACCGAAGCCATCTGGACAGATGATCGCGTCTGAATAATTAGCGGCTACGAAGTCTTCGTCCGCTATGAAAATGTTTACGATTATCTCTTCTTCTATAATTGCGTATTTATCCATAGTATTTAATCCTTACTAATCCGTCTGCTCCGTTGCCGCCAGCTGCGCCAGTTGTTGATAATCCAGAATAAGCACCACCGCCACCGCAGCCAGTCTTATCGACAGCGTTGCCGCCAGCTATGTCCGTGGCGACCGTTACCGAAGACCCATTACCGCCCACACCAGCGAACGCAGACGCTCCGCCTTGCGCGGTTAGGCTTGCCGTTGTCTGAACGCCAGAACCGCCGCCACCGCCTGCGCCGTAACCCATGAATCCACCTGTGCCGAAAGTTGTACTAGCGCCAGCTTGCTGAAAACCTGGCGACCCTTCGCTAAGTGCGAGAGATGAATTTAATCCCATTGACGCCGTGTAATAACTTGTCGGTAAAGCACCGCCGCCACCGCCGCCGCGAGCTGTTGCCGAAGTTGCTGATCCAGCTAATCCGCCACCGCCCGCCATCGTTCTTGTACTTGTAGGCAAAACAGCTAGATCGGTGTTACTAACTCCCGAGCCACCCGAACCACCATAAGATTTAATAAGGCTAGTTCCAGATAATAGAACTTCACTAAATCCGCCGTTACTGCCAGCTGCACCAATCGCGCCACCAGTTCCTTTAGCTCCTATAGTGATGGTGTAAACACTATTAGGCGTTACAGGAAGATTTACGACCTTAACAGCACCGCCGCCACCGCCGCCGCCACCCGCGCCGCGAGTATTGACTGAGTTGTCTGTCCCGCCACCGCCGCCACCTGCGCCAACCACCATAAATTCAGCTACATAAACACCGCTGGGACACGTCCACGATCCAGAAGATGTAAAGTCTACGGCTCTCTGTGTCGGCTCTGGAAATTTAACGAATGCCATTACGCGATCTCACTTCCGAATAGATTGAAAGATAGATTCGCCGATGACGCATAAATACGAACGACGTCGGTTGCGTCCATAGTCGCTCCGATAGTAAATGAAATAAAGCCATTACCAGCGCAAGTTAGATCATAAGCGATGTAATCTTTCGTAGCTGTAGCTGCTCCGTTAACCGAGACAGAGACGCGGAAAGTTGCGTCCGTCGCTGATCTATTCGTAATCGTCAAGGTCGAGACTATTGTTTCTGTTGCAGCTGGAACAGTGTAAAGCGTCGTCTCCGTCGTAGCACTGGGAGCAGACTGTCCAAGAACTTTGTAACTTACGGCCATTTTAGGCTCCCATCATTAGGAAAGGGTGGATTACTTGCAGCTTAAAAGTTGCGATCTCGTAGACAGTCGTGTCGATGTCGTTGCCTAGCGTTCTCATGTCAAGCGCGCCATTCTTTACATAGCCTGAATTATCTGGCTCTGTCCAGCCATAATTAGGACTAGTGGCCATCGTGTCTCCTATCCGTTAGTCGTATGTGTCCCATGTTACCGTAGCTCCTACTGCGTTCCATGTAAGCGCGGCGTCCACGTCTTGCCATCTTGTCGGCGTTACCGAGTAAGTCACGTCGCTACTGTCGAAAGTTAGATTTACTTGGACTCGGTTAATGCTGAAAGACCAGCCTTCTACGAACCCTTTGTAAGTCGTGTTTTTAATGGCTATGGGTAAGTTATCGATTTCTATAGCTGTGTCCATGGAGATAGCCAGAAGAGCGTCTAGATCTCCGCTCGTTACGTCTGGAGAATCAAGTTGGAGCGAGAATGAAGATAAAGAAGTTCTAGGATAAGCTCGAAGAGTTACATAACGGTCGGCCTGAGTTTGAGCGTCTGTTCCAGTTTCGAGCTCGGTCGTAACTGATCCCGCGACGATTCCATAGTTTGTAATTGATGTAGCGTCGGAAGCTGTTTTCTGAGCATTGGCCTTATAACTGAGAACGATTGAGTTCATGATGTCCGAGAGTGTCTTCTGGCTCTGGACGCTATCGTAGAGAATGTAATCGGTCGAAATGTTTAAGTAACCGTAATCGCGAGCTGAGACGAATCGGCGCGACTCGTTAGCGAACCCGACCTCTCCCAGCGGAGTCTCATAAATGTAGCCGAACGCTTGCTGTGCGTAAGTTGCAGCTAAAGAGTAAGCGTCGCTTGGAGAGGCCGTTCTAGCTGTAAACTCGTAAACTGGCGGAGTGTCCACAGTTTCGATCGTGACTCCCGCGTCTGTAAAGATTCGCGTCATTCGATCATCGTCGTACTCTTTAGGCCAGTTTGTGTCTCCGATAACTTTACGGGCCATGTCTGCAAAAGTCGAAATAGCCGAAATAGTTTGGATAGCTGCTAAACCATTCTGGCCAGCTGCGGCTACTCTGTTCGATACATTGGAGATCTTCCCAGTGAATAGAGTTACTGGAACTCCCGAAGAATCGTCGACCTTAATAACTACTGGCAGATTCATGTCGAATCCATAGTCCGTGTTAGTGATGTTTAAGATGTCGATAGAAGCATAACCCGCGCGGGCTTGCTCCCAGATAGTCGTCCGCCCGAATGAGACAGTTACGTTCCAGAGAGACTCTTCCGTAAAGTCCACTCCGTCGATCGTAACTGTGGCGTTAGGACTCCATGGCATTAGATCGCGACCAGTCGAGAAGTGCCTAGATTACTGAAAGTTCCGCTAAGAGTTGCTTCTGTGTTAAGGACGTTAGCGATCTGTCGAGCTGTAGCGATTGGATCTATAGCTCCGTTCACCGTAATGTTTACAGCTCGTTCGGCTGCTCTCTTTTCGCGCTCTGCTCGAAGTCTAGCCGTTTCTGCCTTTAATTCTTCGCGGCGACGAATCGCAGCTTGCATGGCTGGAGAATAGACTCCGATGTCTGCTCCCGTAGCTGGCGAAATAAATCCAGTTAAACCATTATCGGCTTCATCACCCATAGGATCGGGTAAAGGCCCGCCAGCTTTAAGGCCCTTACCTTTATCGCCTTGGAAGAAGTCTGTGAATGGATTGTCTTTAATAAGATCTATAATCTTCTTCGCGCTGTTGTAAACAGAAGTTAAAAGCGAGACGAACTTTCCGAACGCTGTAATAAGACCAGCGATAAGAGCGGCAATTCCCTCAAATGCTAATTTTAACGCTCCGCCAAGAATCGGAGCTAAATTATCTTTCGTAAATGCCCAGAGTGCCTTAAAGAGTGTTAACAGCGGATTGAGTTCCTCTGAGTTAGAAGCTACCGCGTTCTTTATTGTCGTGAATGCGTTAGCCAAGCCCCGCAGAGCTGGCCCAAAGATCGCGCCTAATGCTGGAATGAACTCGGTCGCCAAGAAGTTAAAGAACGACGTAATAATCGGAAGAAGATCCTCTTTGATAACTCTAAAGATAACGGAGAACGCTGGCCCTAGCGTCTCCGATAACCCAGCGGCGAAGTTCTGAATCGCTGGAATGCCTTTGTCTACGAAGCCAGAGATAAGCGGAGTAAGTGCGTCTAGAACGTAAGAACCTACGGTCTCTTTAGCTTCATCAAATGCCACAGTAAGACGGGCCATCTTGCCCTGAAATGTATCGGCTTGCTTAGAAGCTTGGCCCTCAAATGTTTTAGCCAGAGAAGCGGTGATCTGCTCCATCGACATAGTTTTAAGCTGAGCGGCAGACAGTCCCACGCCTAACTTACCCAGTGCCGTCGTATTGCCCTCGGCGGCCCGAGCCATGGCGTTTGTAACTGCTTCGAGTGACTTACCACTACCAGCCGCGACGTCAATCGCCAGAGCTTGTAATCTCTGCGCTTCTTCGACTGATTTCGTACTTCTCAATAGTCGATCCAGCGATGGACGAAGTTCATCGTCTGTAAGTCCTGTAAGAAGTGACGTCTTAGTGATCTGTTCTTCTACAGCTGCGATCTGGGCGTCTGTCGCGCCTGTAACGTTGCCTAAAGTCGTTGCGAGTTTAGCCTGAGCTGCTTCGTCTGCGATAGCTGACTTAACGCCATCGACCAGAAGCTTTCCAGCGTAGGCCGCTGCCGCTGCGCCAGCTAGAGCAAAAGCTGCGCCCGCTTTTTTAGCAAAGTCGCCTACCTTAGATCCGAATCCTTCTACTTCATTCTGCGCGCCTTTAACGCCCTTTTTTAACTCGTCGAAGTCGGCGTCGAAAGTAATCTTTATCTTCGGAATGCCCGCCATTACTTTAACCTCAATTCGTTAGCGATCTGTTGCACCATAAGCGCGTATTCTCGCGCTACGACTGGAACGTAGAAGTCTACCGCTGGAGCGATCCAGTAGCCTCGCTTGTTATAAGGTGTCTTAAAGCGATTAGTAAATACGCGACCGATGGAATCTGTTCCGCCATGAGATCCGTATTCCGTTCCCCATAACAGCGCGCCAGCTGGCGCAGCTTGTCGACGAACTTTAGCTCCCTTGCCACTCTTAGAAGCTTCGCCGCCATAAGGACGACCGACCTTCTTAGGGCCGCCGATGTCGACACGAATAAGACGATCGCGTGGAGTTTTAATGGAACTTACCACTAGCTTAGTTTGCGGAGCTGGAGCAGATAGGCCGCTCATCATAAGCTGGCCCGCTAATCTTTGAGACATAGGCTGCGCGCGATCTCTTACGAGTTGCTGATACTCCGCGGGAAATGATCCAAGAAGTCCAAGAAGATTCTTAAATTCATAAGGATCGACAGTAATGGCATAAGTGCCGCGGCCTTTAATGTCTGCCATTCTGCCTCTCCAGAATCTCGATCGCTGTAAGAATGTCTTCCGTCGTCTGCCATTCGCTCATCGGAATCCGAGTCGCGATCGCTAACTCTATGAGAGTGCGATTTAAGCTTCCGACGGGCCAGCTTTTGGGTCTGACTTCTTACTGTTAATTGCTTCTACAGTTTCTACCCAGATCTCGAAAGGCTTAACGGGATTTCCCGCTGCTTCGCGCTTCATAGCGTGATAAGCCAAGAAGTTAAGCCCTTCGAGTCCTAGTTTAGAATCTGCTTCGTTTACTGTTACGTTAAACTTTCGTTCCCACTTTACCCATTCTGGATTAGCTGCCACGTAGGTAGATACTTCTCCAGATAGGTAAGTTACTTCTAGTTCGATTTTCATTCTTGCTCCCGATTCTTATTTTTAGCTGAATGTCTCTGTAGGTGCGCCGATAACTGTAAAGCTCATGCTAACAGTCTGAGCGTCTGGCGATGTGCCGCCCACGCTTGGGAACACTGGAAGAACGTTAAACGCGAAGACTGCGCCTGTAACAGCTGTGAGCGATACAGCTAGAGCTGTGTTAGGTGCTGTCTCTGCCGCTGACCATAGAGCTTCGCAGAGTGAATCTGCTGCGCCCCAGTCGGCAAGCATTTCGACGTCGAACGTCCATTGTGAATCGATCGACTTATAAGCCTTCGAGTAAAGCGTGTTATAGGTTTCGATAGTGACGTCGGCTGTAAGCGTTGCGCTTGTCGCCTGTTCGTCGTAGTTCTTAGTCGCGATCGTCATAGCGAGATCGCGTCCAGTAATGACGGTCGTGGCCATTGTTTCTCCTTAGTTAGTTTGTGTGTAGTAGGTGGCTAGTTGGATCTCTAGTGCGAGAATCTCCGAAGCTCCTACAGTGACGTTAATCGGATTCGATACGTCTCCGACTTCGTACCCTGACGGAATAGCCGCCAGAATGCTAATAGCAAGCTTCTCGATGTTATCGAGTGCGCTCTGATTATCGTAGACCGCGACTCCCACGGTCATAACTAAATTTACTTTGACTTTTACGTTCCCTTTACCCAAGAAGTTAGGCTGCAAGTAAGGTGCGTTCGGAGTGATCGCTGCGAATGGAACGATCGGAGCTTCTGGAACTGAGTCGTAGACGTTAGCCGCTACTCCCGCGATGGCTGTCTTCAGTGGAGTGCGAACGCTAGTTAAGATCGAACTGGCTGGCATTATCCGACCATCGTTTCGACGTCGATGTAATTACCAAGAAGCCCGATAA